TTTGAAAGTCCAGGGTTTTTACGATGTCCGTAAACCGGACGCGCATTTTCTGGAAATTCTGAAACTCAGCCTTTATGACGGCGCTTCGGGCGCTTCTCGATATCGCCATCCGCTCCCCCTTGCGCCTCGTTGAATACCGTCAGCAGGTCAGAAAACTGCCCCGGCGTCAGGCTCCAGAATTCGTCTGGACTCAGGCCGAGGTGGATGATTCCGATTGCCCAGAGTCGCCGCCAGAACTCTTCACCTCCTCGGCGGCGGTCTGAGGGCGGGCGTCTTTGATTGCCTGGATCGCGGGCACCACCGACTTCATCGCGTCAGCACAGATGGACTCGTACCGGGCAAACAGCGCCGGATCAAATAACGCATCCTCGCACTCCTGGACGGTGATGTCCGGGAACTTGCGGTGCAGGATCGCGTAGAGAATCACCGCCCGTTGAGCCAGTTCCGGCAGCGAATCGAGAGCGCCGTCGCCGCCTTCCAGAATCGGGATTCCAAGACGCCTGGAGGCCCCGCACAGGGCCCCCAGGGTCAACTGCAACTGATACGTCTTCCCGCGCCACGGAACCGTGAGCGCGGGGGTGATCGGGTCAATCATTGAGCCTCCTCAGGCTAGGGTGTGGTGGTAACGTCGGTGGTGAGAACGATTTCGATGTCAGCGATCAGCGCCTCATCCACGCCGCGCTTGCGGGCGTAGTTGCGGACGTAGCCGCTGAAGGCGTGCGAGGCGGCGCCGGAGTCGGTATCGGTCAGCGTGCAGGCCACGGCGGTGGCGGTGGCGGCCTGATAGTTGGCCAAAAGCGCCTGGTGGCCGTCGTCGCCGGGGTCCTCGTAGATCGAGAACGTCAGCGTCTTCTTCGCGCGGCGCCCGCCGATGAAGTATTCATCTTCGTCATCGATTGCCGTGCAATTGATGTCGGTGCGCTCGCCACCGCCGAAGGCGAGATTGTGGACGCCTCGAATCGTGGTGAGAGTGGCCGGGGAGCCGTAAGTGAATTTGAAAAGCGTCCCGGCGACAGCGTAGGCAGCGTAGGCCATGGTGTGATTCCTTTCGGGTCACCTCACGGCGTTGGGTTGAAGTTAAGCCTTCGCGGCCTTACTGGCGATGCGGCAGGCAGGTGTGCAGTAGCGCTCCGTGCGCCCGTCTGGTCTGGTTTTCGTGACCACGGCGCCGCAGCCTTTACAAGGGCGAGATTTCATATGCGGGTGTATCCTTGCGGCAAATCGGCGTCCGGTATCGGGCGCCAGCCGGGAGAGTTCGTGACGCGCGGCGAGGTGTTGCCCGGATGGATGGAGGCGACGCACAGGTCGCAGCCGTCAGTCGCAGAGATGGACGTTGTATTCGCAACGAAATCTGCGTCATATCCAACAGCCATGGCGCGAAACGGTCGCTTCTGCCAGCGGGCGCGCGTGAACATGAGGCTGTTACCGAGAATGCCCTGCGGCGCGATGTATTCGTAGGCTTGCGCGCCGTCGTCGAAGAGAATGGAATGATAGCCGGTCAGCGCGTAGCCGGCGAGCGTGCGCAGTTGGCGCTCGATGCGCTGCGGGTGGTACCAGTCATCGTCATCCCAGATGGCGAGGATGTCGCCAGAGGCGCGTTCTGCGCACTTATTGACCTTTACGCCGAGCGTAGAGTCGCTGTCATCGACGACGTAGTGGATGTTGTCGGCGTCCGGTATCAGGTCTGCTATTGGTTCTCCGTTATCAAGTACGATCAGCTCGCAGTCGAGATGCGTCTGCGCCTGAAAGCACGCAAACGCACGCGGGAGGAACTGCCGCCGGTTACGCGTCGGCATCAGACAGGAAACGGTCATATCTTCACCGTGAACGTCAGCGCCACGCCGAAGACTCCAGCCGCGAAGTCGTCCTCGCGGATCAAATCGGCCGCGTCGGAGCAATAGCACTGCTTAAACGTCGATGCGCCGATGGTCACGCCGGTGGTGTTGTCCAAGTCGGTCGTCACGGCGTCTGCGACGGTCCAGGCGGCGCTTTGTGAGGCGGCGAAGCAGTGAACCTCGACCACGAAATCGCGCGGCGCCTGCGCGCCTTCCAGCGACACAGCCATGCGGCGAGTCTGCGCGAGGCGGACGCACACATACGGCAGCGCAACGTCTTGCGTTGGGTATGGCCAGAACACTCGCCCGCTCGTTGCGGTGTTAGTGCTGCGCGGTGAGGCGGCGAGGTATACGGCGATGTCTTTGGCGGGGTTCATTGCGCTCCGTACTGGCGACCACTCGAGGCGTAGACGTGCAACTGCTTGCCGTCGCCGTTCGGGTCGCGGATTCCGGTGATGTCGTAGTACTCTCCGTCGCAGAGGATGCGGTGCGAGGTGGTGAGGCCGTCCAGCGGCCAGATTTCAAACACGACGTCCTCACTGGACATGCGCGCAGCGGCGACGGTGGATTCAGCGGCGGATAGGGTGCGCTTGTGTGCGTACACGGTCCACGTCGCGGTCGTTTCCCATGCCCGCTGAATGTCGCGGGAGGCGCCGGCGCTCTCGGTCGAGGCGTAGATCTCAATGCGGCGGTTTTTCGCTCCGGCTCTCATCGGATGATCCAGTTGGCCACCAGCGCCGTGACGCCGAACGGAATCTCCATCGAGGACGGCATCCCGTTGTCAACCACGACGGTCTCGCGGTTTGCGTACCAATGCGCCGCAAGGAGCCGAATTGCCTGCCGGATCTGGTGTGGCACGGTTGCAGCACCAGCCCATCCGCATTTGAACTGAATCTCAATCGGGTCGATTGGGCTCAGCGTGTCGGTCGGCCAGGACTGCTCGTATTTCAGGATGATCTCGCCAGGGTCACGGACGATAGAGACGCCGTAAACGGTAGTTGCCAGCGTCGTCAGCGATCCCCCGGCGGGCGTGTATTTCACATGGTCTACTTCGACCAGCGGCGCGAACGGTAAGCGTATGGCGTCGCAGGCGGGGAAGCAGTCTAAATACGCCGCCCAGGTTTGCCGGAGAAACTTGCGATTTGTGATCGTTTCCAGATACTCCTGCGCCGCGTACAGATACGGCAACAGTTGCTCTGCGTCCTGCCCAGAGGCGCGGCTCTGCGCCTCAAGCTCCGCCTGAGTCACCGCGAGCGGCGGGTCGATTGCGCATTCGGTGACAAGTTTTCGGTGAAGGGTAATCATCGTAAAAAACGGGGAGCCGCAGGCGCTCCCCCAGTCAGGAGAGAGGAGACAGGACAGGAGACAACTAGTCGATGACGGAGTTGGTGGCGCTGTAGCCGTACTTGGGGTTGTTGAGGATGATGACGATGCCGCCAAGGACGGGGGAATCGACCACCTCGACAGCCTTCAGCCGCACGTACTTGTAGCCCGCCGACGCAAGCTCCTGCTCATCCACTTCGATGTGGTAAATCTGCGAGGAGCCCGCCGTGGTGGTGAAACCGGAGGCGGTGGCGGCGGTCATGGCGGCATTGGTGTCGTTCGACGTGATGGCGCGGTAGTAGAACGGGACCGCCGTGGTATTGCTCGGGGTCACGTCGTCGCAGGCTTCGACCGTGATGGTCGAGGTGCCAGTGGTGCCGACGCCCTTGTAGACAATGAAAGTCGCGGACTGGTGGCCGGTGATGTCCACGACATCAGAGCCGACAGTGCCGGAGAACGCATCGGCCACCGGGTCCAAGCCCTTGACCACATGCTTCGTAGCGAGAGATTCGTAACGCATGGTGTTTTTTCCTTTGTGGTTTGAGGGTGGCGGGCGTGTTACCGCCCGCCCGGTGTACTAGGCGCGCACGGCGGTCGTCACGAACGGCGACACGGTGTTCGATCCCTTGAACTGCGTGATGGGCTTCTTGATCGCGGGCATGCCGTTGATGTCGTAGGACCACTTGAAGGCCATTTCGTCGTACAGGAACCGCACGTGCATCGAGGACGCGCTGCGGAGCCCGCCCTGCGTGATGACGACGTACTGCGAGAAGTCGGCCAGAACCACGTCGCCCGCGGTCCCGAGCGTTTCCGCCTGTTCGACGATCACGACCGGGTAGCCGAACAGCGTGCCAAAATACGGCGAGCCGGCCGCGTTGCCGTTGGGCAGGAACACGGGCATCTGGCCCACGGTCATCAGCGGAAGCTGTCCAACGCAGTCGCGGTTGAGGAACCACGCGGGGTTCGAGCCGGGGACGGTGCGCAGGCGCGACAGCATCGCGGTGGCGTTTTCGATCACGAAGGTGACGCCGGTCTGCGCGGCCTTCTTCGCAACGCTGACGAGAAGGCTGGTGCCTTCGTGCGCGGCGGTGGAGAATCCGAGGCACTGGCCGACGCCGGTACCGCGCCAGATTTCGTTATCAATGGTGAAGGCAAACTCGGACGCAAACGCATCCTCCAAAATCGCGGCATAGGCGTTGCCGTTGCGCAGTTGGCGCTCGGTGGCATACGCGCGGCCCTTGAGGGTTTCGAGCTTCAGTTCGTGCCGGTTGAGAGTAGGCTTGGAAGCGGTCACCGTGTCGGCTTCACCCGCACGAGAGACGCTGATGCCGCCCCAGCGGGAGCCGGTCGCGCGGCTGGATTCGTCAATGAACGGCAGTTCGACGGAATCGGCGCCGACGCTGATCGGGATTTCCTTGCAGAAGGGCAGGATCTTCGCGGCATCGCGGGCCTTGGCCAGCAGCGCGGTGCTGAAGTCGCTTTGCATCAGGAACCCGCCATCAGCCGGAACCGTGGCAGAGCCGCCGGACGCGGCGAGCGTGGTTTCGTACAGGCGCTTGTCCACCTGTCCGCCCTTGCCGTGGAAACTGCCTGCCGGCGACTGCGCGAAGGCAATCGCGGAAAGCTGCTCGCCCAGGTTCTCCCAGGGCCGTTTCGCTTCGTTGTCGCTGGTGACGCGCGCCGGTTCGCGGGTGGCGTTGGCCTTGGCTTTGGCTTCCAGCGCTTCGATGGCCGAAAGCTCGGCGTTCGCGGCGGTAAGCTCGGCTTCCTTCGCTTCGACGGCCTTCAGGTGCGCAGTGGCGTCCTCCGGCGTCGTTTCGAGCATCGCCTGGAACTCAGTTTTGAGCGTGGCGAGGCGATCCAGAAGAAGTTTCTTCTTCATGTTGGTCTCCTTGCACCTCGCGGCGACTGGTTGGTTGATTTACAGGCCGAAAATGCGCGCCCGGTGGCGTTTTATCGCCAGCGCGTACCTTGCAGCCTCTTCCTCTGCGTTTCTGGCCTCGCCAGTGTCGGCAGAAATGTCGGCGAGCAGCTCCGCCGGAACGTCATCCAGGCAGGCGCTTAAAAACTGCGCGTTAGGGTCGGCCCCACGCGAAACGAGTGAGATGTGATACGGCTGCCACTTCGCGGCAAGCAGGTGCGGGACACCCTTCTCAACGGAGGGCGCTTTCACGAGGTCGATGATGCGAGCGCCCATCGAAATGTTCGACAGCACACCGCTTTCGATGTCGCTGATGATGCCCTTCAACTCTTCCCGATCCGAGAACCGCACAGACGCGCGAGCATCTCCGCCAATCCACCCTTTTTCGACGAAGCCGAGAGTGTGATCCACGTCTTCGATGTGGTCGTAGACGAACGGAGCGCGGCCTGAATTCAGCAGGGACAAATCGGCTGATTCAGCGTCCATAGAGAACGACAGATGGAACGGGCGACGGTCGGCACCGAACCGGATAACGGGCGTACCGCTGTAGAACAGAACATCTCGCAGGCCGTTCGATTCGGCGTTGGCGGCGAGGAACTGCCCGCCGCAGATAAAGTTGGTTTTCATTGCGTGACCGCCTTCTGTTGCTGTTGCTGGCCGGCCATCTCGACGGGGATCATTGCGCCCTGGACCATGTACACGTCGCCGCCCTCGTAGGGGTTCAGGTTCTCGCGGGCGCGGATTTCGTTGGCGTTCAGCGCGCCGATGTTGCGGAGGCTAGAGTAGTAATCGGCGCGGCCCGCGCTGTCGCCGCGCATGAGGGCGTCAAGGTTGAACTCGGCGTAATAAACCGCCGACTCACGCGGCCCGAAAAGCTGCGCGTTGATGCGGCGCTCGATGCGGGTGCATTCCGGGCGGATCGTGTTTGTCGCCCACTCCAATCCCTGGTGCTCGATGTTGTTGTTGGTCGATCGGGTCAGCTCGCCAATCATGTGCAGCGGCACGCGAAACGCGCGGGCGATCTCCTCAACTTGCATCCGGCGAAGCTCCAGGTACTGCATGTCGGTGTGCTTCACCGGAACGGTTTTGATTTCCGCCCCGCCGTCCAAAATGCCCAGCTTCCCCGCGTTCTTGACGCCGCCGAACCGGTTCAGCATGTAGTCAAGAAGCTGGAATTTCGCGGAGTCGCCGAGGTTCCCAGGGTGCGACACATACGCCATTGGCGTAGCGTTGTTGTGGAAGTAGTTCGCGCCGTAGGTTTCGGCGCTCGCGGCGAGGTCCAGGGACTGCTGCATGTACGCAATTGGGTTCATGCCCTTCAACCGCGTCACACCGTCAAAGCCCATGCCTGGAATGTGGAGAATGTCGCCCTGAACGTACTCTTTCTGGCGTCCGCCTTCGCGGTATAGGTACACCAGCAGGTTCGTGTCCGTGTCTCGAACGACTGACATTTTCGTGCAGTCGAGAGGGATGATCTCAGCGGTTTTCTGTCGTTGGTCGTAGACCGGCAGAGCGTAGAAATTGCCGTCCGTGCAAAGCGCCTGCTCGCACACCTGCCAGAACTCGAAAGACGTCATGAAGTCATTCGGGGCGTCGTGGAGCAACGAATAAAGTTCGTGCTCCCTGGCCACCTCTCGGCCACCAGGGACGCGCCGGAACACCTGGCACGGCAGCGAGCCGATGGTTTCTGAGCGCAAGCGCACACAAGCGTTAACCGCATTGATGCGAAGGGCACCTTCAGCACCCTCGAACTGGGAGAGAAATGAGCCGAACGGAGCGATTACGCGCCCGTACCAG